CTCCGGAGCATTGTCAAGCACCACAGCCGCGCAGTTCGCAGCGCCAGCAGGGGCTAGCGCCGCGTTCGGTGCAGGAGCACTTTCCAGCACAAGCAGCTGAGGGCACTTCGTTGGCAAAGCAACCAGCTATTAGCATGGCAGGTGGTGTGGTGCCGGTCGTCAACGGCGCGGGGTTGTTCTCAAGCATACCTGGCCAGTTAACTCTTCCAGGCTATATGGGGCCACCATAACTATGAGCAATCAAACGGTGCCGCTGACCACGGCAAATAACCAAACCTTCGCCGTACAGTTGACGGTGAATGGGCAGCCCTTGACCTTGAACCTGGGCATATCTTACACCGCCATGGCCGGATACTGGCAAATGTCGGTGTCTGATGTGAACGGTAACTTGCTGATCGGCAGTGTGCCGTTGATTACCGGGGAATACCCAGCTGCGAACCTGCTTGCCCAGTACCAGTACTTACAGATCGGAAGTGCGTACTTACTAAATACAAGCGACTCATCTGCAGACTATCCTGGGCCGTCTAACCTACCGCAGTTCACGCTAGTATGGGGAGACAATGTTCCATGAGCTCACCATCGTCTGGAACACCGCTATGGGGGCAGGCTTGGGAACTCACTATCACCTGTGCGACATCTGGCGGTGGTTCGCAGAGCACGACCATTAGCTCTAACACTTGGGAACCAGAGGCCCTGCGAATCACGTTCGACGTGCTGCAGGCCATGAACACATCGCCGTTATGGTACGCTGATATTTCTATCTACAACCTAGACGATCAGACCGCGCAGAACATCGCCCTTAATGCTACATGGGCAACGTTGAAGGCCGGCTTCCAATTCGGCGCGCAGATGTCCTCAATCATCTGGAATGGGCCGGTGTTCCAGGCGTTGTACACCCGTGAGGCTGTGGTTGACCAGAAGCTGACGCTGCATTGTGTTGTGTTCCCCGCTGTGTCGCCGACGGATATAGTCGGCTTTTCCATGGGCCAGTTTAGCAGCCAACAGAAGTTGGTCGCGCGCATGATTAGCGAAACAAACTTGCCAGCGGTGAGCGTCGCAGCCGGCACACAAGGGCCGGTGGCTGCACAGCGTATGACTGCCACGCAGTATCCGCGTGGCAACACGGTGTTTGGCAAGGTTAGCAAGTACTTCGCGCAGATCGCGGATGACAACGTGGTGCAGACCTGGACTGACGGTCTTAAGACCTACATTAGCGAGGTAGACTCTGGTGGCAGTGGTGGCGTGCAACCTGACCTCATCTACAGCCCAGCCTTCCCACCGGGCAGCACCGGTAACTCTAGCGGACTGCCGACAGGAACTAACCAGAGTATCATTGGCACGCCGCAGCAGATCCAGCAAGGTGTAACGTTTGCAGTGTTGTTGGACCCGCGCCTTCAGGTGCAATTGCCGCCGCTGTTGGTGCAACTCGTACGTACCCAGATCAGTCAACTAGAGCGCACACCCAGTCCGAACAGTGAGCTGCCGACGGCGTTGCAGAGCAACCTTACCTTCTTCGTAGCACAGGTGCGGCACTCTGGCGATACGCGTGGCAATGAGTGGCAGACTGAAGTGACCGGATTCTCGACGGCCTATGCGCAGAACCTCTTGAACCTTTACACGGAGTAATTTATGGGAAGCAGTTCGCCAGGTCCTAATCCGCTTTACGCGCTCACACCGGGACAGATCATCGCGGCCCAAAGCGCGCAGTGGCGTGAACTGCTACGCGGAGCGCTGGCTGATACGCGCTGCGCCTGCCCGGGATTCTTGACTGAAGACTTAAACGCGGACAAGCAGACAGTGACGGTACAGCTGGCCATCCAAGAGCGTGTGCGCGTGGTTCCGCAGGCGGCCAAGGCTGCGGCCGCTGGTGGACCGCCACCCAAGGTACTGCAGTGGTGGGACGTTCCGCCGATAGTGTATGTTCCCATCATGACCCCACGCGGCGGCGGCTACTCCGTTACATTGCCCTTGAAGAAGGGTGACGAGGGCATGGTAATCTTCTGCGACGCTTGTATTGACAACTGGTGGGTCAACGGCCAGACCAACAGCCCGGTGGCCGCCAACACCGGCGCGTCATCAGGGTCGCAGCGGCAAAACGAGGTACGTCGGCATTACGTGCATGACTGCGGCTTCTACCCAGGCCTGTGGAGCCAGAAGAACTTATTGACGGGCTATTCCGCCGACTCGCTTCAGATTCGCAGTGACGATGGAACTACAATCATCGACGTTTCGCAAACAGATGGCGTTACGGTAACCACAGGCGCCACCATCCAACTTATCGCCCCCGCCATCAACGCCAACGCCGATGCTGGTACGCCACAAGCACTTATGACAGACACCTTCTACCAGTGGTACAAGACGAACATTCAGCCATTCCTGGTTAGCAAAGGCTACGTAGGCCCGGCCATTCCGTTGACGGGCTGTGAAACCACGGTCCTGAAAGGACAGTGATATGGCCAGTATAGCTTACCTTCAACTCGATGCGCAGAACGACCCCATCTTCGCCGACGGTACGTCGCTGACGAACGGTGCTGCCGTGGCCCAGGCAGTTTTGACCAGACTTCGACTGTTCTTGGGTGAGTGGTGGGAAAATTTGAACCTGGGCTTGCCGGTGTTTCAGCAGATGCTGGGGCAACTCGGTAGTCAGCGCGGACTGCGGGCGATGCAACTGGCCATACAGCAGAACATCACCGGGTTCACGCCATATGTCACCGCGGTTACCAACGTCGAGGTCGGTTTCATCAACGGGCAATTGTCATACACGGCGAACGTGCAGACTATCTACGGCCCAGTCACGATAAGCAACGTTCCGGCGCTCGGCGCCGTCATCGCCAGTGTAAGCTGAGAAAGGCGGCTTGAACCAAAGTGTCCACACCTCCTTATGTGCCGCCCTTCGTAGGCCCGGCCGGGTTGACGGTCGCTAGTTACGCTAGCATATTCGCCGATAATCTGACTGCGTATCTCAACATCTATGGCCAGAATCAGTATGTGGCTCCGGATGCTGCCATCTATCAACTCTTGAGTATCTTAAGCCTCAAACAGGCTGACCAGAACAATGCCTTGCAGCTTGCCTATAACCAAAGCTCGCCGTTCACAGCTGTAGGTGCTGGACTTGATCGATCTGTGAAGATGAACGGCTTAGTCAGGCTGCCCTTTACCTACTCCACGGCGCCTCTCACCTGCGTGGGCACAGCCGGGTTGCAGTTGGTGAACTGTTTCGCACAAGATCAGGTAGGAAATCTCTGGGCATTGCCATCGCCGACAACCATCGTAGGCGGCAGCGTGGTCGTTACCGCCACCTGCACCACGCCTGGAAACATTACGGCAGAGCCGGGTACCATCAACATCATCGCCAGCCCAGTTAGCGGCCCATCTGGCACCTGGTCTAGCGTCACTAACGCCTCGGCGGCAGTGGCTGGTGACCCAGTAGAACCGGACAGCGCTCTTCGTGCGCGTCAAGCAATCAGTGTGGCGCTACCAGCGCTTACACCGATCGCAGCTACGGTAGCGGCAGTATTAGCCACACCCGATGTAACGCGCGTAGCGCCGGGTTATCCTACGCCTGGTGGTCCTGGCAGTTCCATCGAGAATCCTACGGGCGCGACAGACAGCTGGGGCAACCCGGCACATAGCATTACTATCGTTGCCGAGGGTGGAACTGATGCGGCCATAGCCCTGAGTATCTACCTTAAAAAGACCATCGGCTGCCTCACCAATGGCACCACGTCTTCACTGGTGACTGACCCTAACACAGGATACCAAGAGACGATCAGCTTTTATCGTCCAATGTATGTGCAGCCTTTCATCGGTATGTATTTGCACGGCTTGACCGGCTTCAGCCCAGCCACCGTAACCGCGGTGCAAACGGCGTTGGTGGCGTACCTTAACTCGCTTGCGATAGGCGAGGAGGTAGTTTACTCCTCTCTCTACATCGCGGCCGGCAGCGTGATGCCTAATGACAGCCAACCGGAGTTCAGCATCAAGGCAGTAACCTTAGGCAGCACGACGCCAGGCGGTTTGTTCACCGTTGTGCCCGGTTCCACGATAGGAACTGGGTACCTGGTAAATGACGTGCTGACTGTGGCGGGCGGCGCAGGTGGTACCGTGACGGTTACCAGCGTGAACGGCGGCGGCGGAATTACCGGTATCAATCCGCAGGTCACGACGCCAGGTACCGGATACGCAGTCGCGAGCGCCGTGGCTACTACGGGCGGCACTGGCTCCAACGCGTACGTCAACATTACAGCAGTACAACCAGCTGGAACAAGTGATCTCAGCCTTTTGTTTTACGAGGCCGCACAAGGCCTTACATATAATGTCGTAGTGGCGGCGGTGTAGCGATGCCGAACCCAGGATATGGAACAAGCGGCTACGGCCAAAGTGGCTATGGCAACGAGCCGATAGAAATACTGCCGATCGGTTATTACACGGCGTTATTGACAAGCCAGTATCAACCGCCAAGTAGTCCAAAGCTTAATGCCTTGCTTTACGTACTGCTGAAGAAGTTTGACGATGTCTCACAGTGCTTGGTAAACTTCGACACGGCTTTCGATCTTGACTCAGCCATCGGGCCTCAACTAGACGAGCTAGGCGCCGTTGCCGGAGCTTCTCGTACGGTAGGATTTAAGCCGTCAGGCGGTGTCAGTTCGATACTGGATGATACTACTTATCGTATCTATATCAAGGCCAAGATCGCGCAGAATCAATGGGACGGTACAATCACAAGTCTCTATTTCATTTGGAAGTACCTATTTCCTGCTGGTGGCATCATCATCGCGGACAATCAGAACATGACAGCTACGATCCTTCTGAGCGGAAGCTTCACGTCGATAGTACAGGACCTCATTACCAATGGCTATATCGTGCCACGGCCGGAGGGCGTGGAATATACCTATGCCTTCCCAGAGCTGCCAGCTTTCGGTTTCGATCTCAACAATGCGTACATCGCCGGATTCGATGTAGGAAAGTGGGCAATTTAAATGGGTAGCACTAACTTCCTTCCGTTCAACCCAACACAGGCTAACCAACTAACAGACTCGGCATATCTGACTGATGCTACACGTACCGGTGGTGCCGGTGTAGACGCTGAGTGGCCTAGCCCTTCCGCTAACAAGACCTTGTATCAGGCGGCCGGCGGTAATTACGCCCTCATGCAGATGATGGCCAACAAGGGCTTCACGACACTAGACGCGAACTTAGCCACGCTCACCGCTGTGATGGCAAACCTGCTTACCACGGCCGACGTGCCTATCGGTTTGCAGAGTGTGCCGTGGACATCCACACCGGTGTTCAACGCCGCGAAGTACGGTGGTTTTCAAGTCACACTCTCTGGCGCCAGTACAGCTTTCACTATCAGCGGACAGACGCCGGGGCAACTCGTTGGACTTATCTGGGTGCAGGACGGCACCGGTGGCAGGACGGTTACATTTCCGGCCAACGTTAGAGGTGGCGCACAGCCCGACTCAGCGGCAGGCGTACTAAGTTGTCAACTGTTCAAAGCTGACGCCACCGGTAACCTGGACGCCGTTGGTCCGGCTGTCTCAGTCAATGGTCTAACCGGGTCGGCTGTCAACGCTCTTATGCTTACCGTAGCTGGAGCAGCACCGAGTGGCAAGGTGCTCACCGGCAATGGCACGAGCTACGTACCGGCTCCTGGCATCTCGGGCGTGACACCGAGCTTCGTTACTGGGTCGAGGGCCTTCGGCACGCAGTATCAGAATACCGACGCGACGCCACGAACGGTGAGCGTATACGGCAGTCTGAATTTAGGCGTTGGACACAATGCCAGTGTGGTGACGTACATCGGGTCAGGCTCAGCATCCAATCCGGTGGCAGCTAACTCAGTCACCAACGGCCCCGGCTACGCCGGAGTGACGTTCATCGTTCCGCCCGG